TAGTATATGCACTAGAACCACTATTTGAAACTTGTATTGTATAACTTTGCGGATCAGCAAAAGTGGCTCCTGCATTTTGAGGAAATCCTGGTCTGTTAGTAGTTGTCATAACTTGATATCCAAATTGAAATTCTCCTATTCCATCACCAAAATGTCCAGTTGCTGAGCTATGCCAATAGTTGTCATAGTCTGGATGATCCCATGCGACTTGTTTTTGATTACCATTTCCTGAGGCAACTACTGTAATTACTCCAGCATCCACCATTTCTTTTGCACTGGTAACAATAGAACTAGGTAAAAATTCACTTTTCATTCTACTATAGTCTCCAACATCTCCAACATAACGCATAAATCTTGGTTTGGTACCGTCAGTTGAATAGCTAATCGAACCTCCTGTTCTATGAAATCCAAACCCACTACTGTCTATTGAAGATCTATATCCCCAACTGTTGGAACTTAATGTAGGGTCTTTTGTACCATAGTTTGGATTTACAGGCTTTGCTTGATGAAATATTTTTTGAACGTCCCATACAAGTGTTAATCCTAGTCCTAAGTTACTGTAACCATCAATCATCCATTTGTTGGCATTATATGCCCAGCCATGTGTTCTACCATAAATTTGACTACCACACTGTGAACCGTGTGTTCCACTGTATGGATTGGTAGCGTAATCTCCATGTGCTCTAAGTCTTGTATAAGAGGAAGATATTGTTACTGTACCAAAACTAGCAAAAGCGGCACTTCTATTACTTGCACTTCCCCACCAAGCTCTTGCTTCACTTTCTGTAGGAACTGTAGTTCCGTCCCACCTAGTTTCGAGTCTACTGCCAGGTGCGGCATTGAACCAATCTGGATCAATATAATAAGGGCCATCATGTACAAGAGATAAAACATCACAAATACCACCTCCTGGTAAAACATTTCCACCTATGTAGTCAGTGGGTGATTCGCCAACTGGTCTATTGTTAATAAACTCAATATGTCCAATCCATGTACCGTTGTCCATACAAACGATATCAACATCTTTGCCTGTACCATATTTTTTAATATTAGCAGTTGCTACTGTTGATTCGCTTGACCATATTTCTCTTTTTGTTTTTGGTCCGTTTTCTCTTGTTGTTCTTAATAGTTGATATCCACATCTTCTCAAGTCAGTTGCGTCTGGTGTTGTAGGGAAATCAGCTGTAGAAGTATATCTTGGGTGATGTTTCACTGGTTCATTATATCTATATGTTTCTGTGATCATACAATGCAATTCATCTTCAGGAGGTCGAGGATAGTCGTCTGGATTTCTATCTGGGTCTTTGTGTAAAAACAAAATTTGAGGATCTTTTTCTAGCTCTGCGACTTCTTCTTCACTTAACCAAAATACACCTCTTGTAGCACTATGAAGTATATCATCTGTTTGTTCTACCGCTCTATTAATATAAGTCGGATCGTCTGGATCACGTAAACTAACGTCTAATGCGTCATATTGTTCCTTGGTATGTGTACCTAAATGATAATGAAAACTTGCCATTTATATCTCCTATGGTGCGAAAGGTCGCCCGTTTTTTAATCCACCTGTATTTGGATTATCTATTATGTTTGAATGCGTATTGTCATTGCTTGCATACCTAGTTGGTAACTCTGTTGCGTCTACTGAAGTTACTGCATAACGACCAGGTGTCACTGTATTTGCATCTGTTCTATCTGTGCTAGCTAGTGCTAATTTTTGATCTTGTCTATCTCTTTTATATTGTAGTGTTGAAATTCCGTTAAGTGCCATTATTATTTTCCTAAACTATGTTAATTGTATTGCCCATGGTACTGTGACTTGTACATTGATAATACAATGTTGCAGGTGCAGACATAGGAACTTTAAAAATAATATCACCACTAGATGCTCCATTATTTGTTACACCTGTAGTATAAGCTGATCCGCCATTGCTTACTCTAATTTGAAATGGATGTGAACCACCTGAGTTGTTTGTGAAAATATATTGTTCACCTCTACGAAGATATAACACTGGATCATTTTCTGTAGTAGGAAACCATACGTTTCCTGCATCACTGAATGTATAATCACTGGTTCCATTTGCACCTAGTGTAAATTTATATGCAATAGTACTTCCATTTGTATTAATATCTGCACCTAAGCGTATTTCATCTTCTTTTCCATCTAGGAAAAGAATTCCTTGTCCACTAGTAGATCCAACATGACCAGTTACGTCAAACCTCATCATTCCTTTGAGAGAACTAGCAGTTACTTCAGGATGCGAAACAGTAATTTGACCTGTTTGTTGCAAACCTCCAGAAGTATCTCTGCTGGTAAACGCAAGAACTGTACTAAAATCGATTGTGGTAGGACTGGTAGTATTATGATCAAATATTATATAAGGACCGTGAAGACCATCATCGTCATTTGTAAAGTATAATCTTTGGGCAGTTTGTCGTATGTAGTTGTAACCATCACCAGCATCGTGATATATTTGCATATCAGTGTTAGCACCAAAAACTAATCTATCATCTGAAGCACTTGCACTGTCACCAAATGTAATATTTTTTCCATTTACATCTAAATTGCCACCCAACTGAGGAGTAGTATCATCTACTACATCACCTAATCCAGAACCAGTTCCGTTGGCTGTCCAAGCATAATCTGAACCATTCCAAGACAACACATATCCTGAGGTTGGATTGCTTTGATTTAAATGAGAGTCTATACTACTATTCAAAGTGCCATCAAGTAACACAGTACCAGCGGCATCTGGTAAATTTATAATTCTATCTGCTGTAGGGTTTATTGCTTGTAATTGTATTTGAAAAGCATTTGTTTGAGTACCTTCAAAATATACAGAACCGTTTACATTCAATCTTACATCATCACCAATTAAAGAACCACTAGAACCTACACCTGCTGAAACGTCACCTGAAAAATTACCAAATTGAGCATTAATATTATTAGCGCCTAAGTTTACTTCACCATTAACAGTAAGCGGATCATCTATTTCTACTAAAGTGCCACTTGAACTAATTGTGTCTCCGCTAAAACTTATATTACCTGTGCCACCGCTACTACCAAGTGATCCCCAACTACCGTTTATAAATCCTTGAAATCCATGTGTTGTGTTATTGTATATTATGTCACCATTTGCACTTGATAGTGCATCTCTTTGGGTCGTAGTAAAACTGTGTAGTTGTAGTGGAGTATTAGAAATAATTGTTTTAGTGGTTGCTTGTAATGATATAGAAGAAGCACTAGTTAAAACTGGTGCACCTGCTTGACTACTTGTTAATGTTCCAGTAATTGTTACATTATCATCAAAGGTAATAGTTGTACCAGTACTAGTCATTGTACTTCCGCTTACAGCTAAATCTCCTAATGTACCTCCACCTGAAGTAGAATCATCGGCTATTTCCCATTTACTGGTAGTACTATTATATTTTAAAATTTTATCATTTGCTACTCCAGTAGTATCTACATCTGTTAATCCATCTAGTGTACTGGATCCTCCTCCGGAATTTGCTACCCAATCGTAATCGGCGCCATCCCAGGATAATACTTGGTTTGCTGTTGCTGTACTTGTGTTTAAATGGTTGTCTACGTTAGTGTTGTTATAACTTCCGCCTCCTCCGCCTGGTAAATTTGTTAACCCACTTCCGTCACCTACAAACGTATTAGCAGTAATCGTACTTGTAGATTCTAAAGTTCCATTAACTTTTATCCCTTGTTTATAATGTGTTGTCATTTACCCATCTCCTGTTGTATATATTTATTTCTTCAAGCACAAACAAAAACAGGGCCCGTAGGCCCTGTTCCGTTTCTTTGAAAATACCTATTAGGTAAATGCAAGTTGACCAGTTGTAACTGCGATTTTGCTGAGGTAATCAGCCGCGTTACCAAGTGAGCTAGCCTGGTTTGAAAGCTCTACATAACCATATCTGGTCATAAAGCTAACTACTGGCTCAAATGTACCTGGATCAAGTACTGTACCGCTTGACATCAACGGAATGTATGGGCAATAGAACGCCGCGGCGTCTGTTTCTGTTGCACCTTTGTAACCAACTAGTACGTCATCATCTGCCGCATATTGATTTACATAAATTCTCATTGTGCCGTTTAGAGTACCTACAAATTTAGTATTTGTTGGTGCCTCAAAAGCGCCTTCAGTTGATCTTGCGAACGCTGAAGTTGTAGCACTTTGTAGTACTGTTAGTACAGTTGGGCTTACTACTGCCCAGTTACCAGCGCCACGTCTTGTTCTTGCGGCGATAGTGTTTGCATTCTTGTTAATAAGAACTGCAAGAGCGGCATGCTCGTCACCTACGAATGTTGCAGTACCTGATACGCTACCTTGTGCGTATGTATCAGCCGCCGCACCAGCAAGTGATGTTAAGCTAGCAATGATCTCTTGATCGATTTCAGCAGTAATCTCTTGGGCTAGTGCTTGCATGATTTCTGCTTCTACGTCCAAGCCGTGCATTGACTGAGCGTCTTGAGCCGCTTCAAAAGTCCAGCGAGCTGATAGCTTTCTGGTCTTCGCTTCAACTGTTTGTTTCAACACTTGAATTGAGAGTTTCTTACCACCAAGTCCCTCTAGGGCTGATGTGGCTTCACCTCTGTTTGTTGTTGCATTACCTGAGTATCCAGTTGCAATTTGGAATGGGCTCAATGCCTCATCACCAGCTACAGCTGAATCAAAAGTTTCTGCATATCGTACTCTAAGAGTATGAATCTGTCCAACAGGGCCTGTCATAGGCTGTACACCAACGATTTCGTTGGCGATAACTGTTGGCATGACACGTCTAATCACTGGAAGGATAACCTTGTTAAGAGTAGCAATGTTACCTGCTTGAGTGGCACCACCTGTCGCGGCCTCTGAGAGGTACGTCTTAGTGTTTTCAAGCGTGGTTTCCATCACACTTTTTTTCGTTCCAGTTAGACCGTCAGTAAGAGCGGCTTTAGTTTCGCTCCAATTTTCCATTAAATTGTCTGCCATTTTCGGTCTCCTTAACTTATACCGGCTAATTTTTGAAGGTAAACAATATCAGCTGTGTGCTTTTCAGCTGATGCTGAAGCTTCGGCTTTGTTTCCAGTGACTTCTGTATTAGATTCACTTAATACCTTCTTATTGGTCTTTGGTTTAGCGTCTTCCTTCAATACTGAAGGTAGATACTTGTTGAATGCATTCTGTAGCTTGTCTGTTTTTACACTTTCAAGCAATGCACCCATAATTTCTTTGTGATCTTTGCTGAGAGGTTGCATCATTTCTTGCATAATTGCTTTTCTATCTGCTGTGTCTTTAGCAATTCGTGTAGCTTTTTCACTTTCTGCTATCATCACTTCCTTTTCAGCAATGGCTTTATCTTTGTTTTCAATCTCACTGTTTAGACCTTCCACTATCTTGTTCAACTTATGAACTTCTGTTCCTTCGTTGAGATAGCTTGACATAAACTCAGCGGCAAATGTTTCAAATATCTTACGTCCAAAAGTATTTTGTTTGGCTGTTTGAATATCTTCACGTAGTGTATTGAGTTCAGTACGGATAGTATTTTCCATAATTCCTTCAATTTTGCCTGCGGCTGTTTTAATAAAGTTAGCCTTAGTTTGATTGATAACCTCTTTGCCTTCTTTGATCATTTTGACTTTTGCTTCAACTAGTGAGCGTTTGTCTTCATGAAACTCATTGAGCTCTTTGGTTAGTTGCTCCATCACAAAACCTTCCAACTTGGTCATGTTTTGATCTTGAGCATTACGATCATTGCGAAGTTCATCAATTTCTTTCGCAAGTGTTTCCATCACAAACTTATCTAGAACTTTTGCATGTTCTTTCATGTGCTTGCGATATGCAACACGATCTTCGTTGACTTTTGCTTTATCTTCTTTGAACTCTTCGAGTTCTTTTCCAATAACATCACCAATCATTTTATCCATAGCTTCGACCATATGCTCTTTGTCATTTTCATAACGCTGTGCAAATTCTTCTCTAAGTTCAGCTGTGATAGATTCACGAGCTTCCGTTAGTTGAGTATCCCAAGCTTCAGATATTGAAGATCTAACCTCTTCGGAGAGCGTATTTGAGTTTAATAGTTCATCCATTGCATGAGCCATATTAATCTCTCCTATATCTCAGGTTTTTAATAAAGTTTGTCACCTCTTCCTGGAGATAACGTTGTGCGCCTTTGTCGTGTCTAGTTGCATCAGCGACATCCATCAATACGTTACCCCGTCTATGATTCATAATTCTTTCATAGATTGGATCAGGGTAGGCATCTGGTGCACTTGGATTTGCAACGATATCTACAGTAATGATTTCAAAATCTTTTACTATACCATTTTCGTTAACATTGCCACTGCCTCGGCTTGACACGCCTAATTTTACGCCACTTTCCAATAGGGTCTTACAAATATTTCCCATTGGTGTTGGCAAGATTTTTAGCTTACCGATCCCATTTGCTCCATCAACATCCATTTCTGTGATCATGTGTGACACACGATCTAAATTGATATTGAGGTCATCTGGGTGATCAGCTTCGCCTAATACACTATATCCACCTTTGATTTTTTCATTTATTGCTTTAACGGCAGTATAAATTTCATCTTTGGTGTATATTCGGTTATTCTGGTTTCTAACATCGCCTTCAATAAAAATACCTTTCATATACAAGTTCTTACCGCTACCTTCATCTAATGTTTCAGTAACAATATTCGCTTGATTATACGTTAAGTGTTCTTTAAGCGAGGTCATCATATTACTTCACGCCTTTAATTGGGCTGTCAGACTTTGTATCTTCGTCTTTTGCCTTTGGCGCTGGGCTTGGTGAACCAGCTTCTTGTGGACCATCTACACCCATGTCTTTAGCCGCTGGAGCAGGTCTACCCTTCTCTTCGCC